TGCTCAATATCTTTTTCTGACAAAAGGCCTCCGTCTTCTACAGATTTATCTTTTGCATCAGCAGATTTTTGGAAAGCGCTAAGTATTTTCATTAGTACCTCATCGTTCTTAAGACTAGAGTCTAATAAGCCTTTGATCATGGGCATAAGAACTATAGCATCGCCAGGACCATCAATCATATCAGCTAAACGTAGTATTTCAGACTTTATCGTAGAATCTTGGGACTTGTGTTTGTTGTAAACCTCTTCCACCAATTGCGCCAAAGTCTTGCCAGGGAAGATTTCCTTTTCTAGTTCCATAGGATTTTTAAAATAAATATTACTGGTCTACGTTTTCAATATGGTGATCCAGTACTTCCTTGTATACTGTTTTAAGCTTCTTAATGACCTTTGTAATAGTGTTTGATTGGCAATCCGTCATCTCTTTTATGTATATGAATAGAGCTTTCTTGTTGAATATATCTATGTTTTCTCTTCTCTTAAACACCTCTATTATAGAATCTGCCACTTTAATTTCGCCTTCTTTATCGAATAGTTGAGTTAGATTGGCATCAACATGTTTTATGAATTGGTCTATTACAGAAACTCTATTAATATCAGATGATCCTGGTTCTAAAATTAAAGTTTCATGAGTACTATTGGCATTATCAATTTCTTCTACTTGTATTTTAGAAACCATTTTTTTATAGTTCTTTTGATTGTAGATAATTAAATATCTTTTAGCAATGGTACCGAAATAAGAATAGGCTTTTCCTTTTGATTGATCGTAAAGGTGTAATTTTTGTAAAAGAAAAGAGATAACTTCAAACTTAAGATCTTCAATATTATCTACTTCTGTATAATAAAACTTAAAAGTGTGAATAATGTTCTCAGCTAATTTATAAAACGCGTAGTGAATCTCTTTATTATAAATTTGATTTGCTACTGCTTGATTTGGAGCAGCACGATATCTTAAGATTGCTTCCTCGGTTTCAGAAGTAAAGTAAACATTCTTTGTTTTTGGTTTTCTTATTCTAGGAGTACCTTTAATGGTAAGGCCCATATCCTGTTCTGATTCAACTATTAAGTCTTCTGCCATGTTTTATTTTCTCCCCGTAAATTGTTGAACGCGTAATTGAATTGCTTTAATTGTTTCGAATAGAGATAACAACTCTGGATCTGATTGAACCCACATTGTCATGTCTATTTTATTTACTAAGCCGTTAAAATCGTCTAATAAAGACATTGTATCGTTTACGAAGCTGCTTTGATTAAGTACAATTTCCTCTAAACGTTTGTTCTTTCTATATAAATTGTATACTACAGCGCCAAAAATTGTGACGAACCATAATACTAATGCAATAATTCCAGTCATTTTATTTTAAATTTGTGTTTCTACTCTCGAAGCCATTAAATCGGCTTGATGAAGTATGTAAGGTAAATTAGATTTCAATTCAGAGTCAGAACTGTACGTAATGTAATACGCTTTGTTTGATTCTTCGTACAATCCATCGTGTAATTTGATTGCCAAGAATTCATTTTCGCTAACAGAAATACCAGCTTCTTGTAAATAGAATAAACTTCTATCAGCAATTCTCATGTGAGTGATGTTGCTATTGTATTTAAAATGAGCGCCTTGTTTCTCTACATGCCAAGAAGAGTCGTTAGGAATATAGAAAGGCTGTTCGTTAGTACCCAATTTACCTAGGTCATGATTAATTGCAGAGAATACTAATTCTTCAATGGTATAATCTTTCTTCTGACCAAAGCGCTCCCATACTTTATCCATTACTAAAGCTGCTTCAACTACTCTATTAACATGTTCAACGTATCCACCTGGAAAACAGTTGTGATGTGCTAATTTAGTAGAAGCTGGACTAATAGCTAAGGTAACTTCTCTACTCTTATAAAATTCCAGTAAAGAGTCTTTTCTATCAGACGTTACATACTTGTCAATGTATCCGTAAAACTTTTGTAAGTTCTCAAGGATTTGTTCTTCTGTTAATTTTTTCATAACTTTTATTTTTTAATTAAGCTTCGTGCTCAGTGTTGATTAAGTGTTGGATCTCATTTATCTTTTCTTGCATTCTTTCTAAAGTGTCTTTTAACTCTTGTGGAGGACGCAATTGGGAAATTTGTGAATTTTGGTACATTATCATGTTTACCAACTCACTTAATTTTTTAGTAACTAATTCTTTGTATCTCATATTTTTAATTTAATCTTTTTGTATCGCATCTATAATATTATCTATCGAGTACATACCCATCGTGGATACATTCTCAGATATTATTTTTATTTTACCTATATCAGAGTAGTTCTCAGCTATATATAATAGTCGGCCGTTCATGTTAACCATTGGGTACATATCAACTCCAGTAACGTTTTCTATATTATCACACATATTTGGATAGTCTTCGCAAGGAACAGCATCGTACTCTATTTTTAAAAGATCTAAAGTTGTCTTTAATTTTTTACATTTATCGCAACCTTCTAAAAGGTACACTTCTAGTTTAATTTTTTTCATAATCTTCAAATTCAGGGTCTAATGATTTCATTGTTTGTATCCACAAAAGTTTTTGTTGATCATTCATATTCTCAAATTGCATACTTAGATACATATACAAGGCTTGTATCTCCTCCTCTGTTATTAATTCTCTATTATTTTCCCCTTTGTTTAGTGTATTTGATATATCCATGTTTGTCTGCTGTTGTTTCCCCCTGTAGTAGAAGGTCTTAAAAATAATTATTCTATAGGACAATAAAAAACTTAAGTTCTAAGTGTGCTCAACAAACATTAAATTTTTTTATTAAACATATTTTTTGTATATTAGATTTATGGAGAACGAACAATTGGTTTTAGGACTTTTAGAATCGGTGCTTGGAAAGGGAAGACCCGACAAGAATAAGAAAGATCATGTGTTCCATTGCCCGATATGCAATCACAAGAAACCAAAACTAGTGGTAAACGTTTCTAGCGGTCAATACAACTGTTGGACCTGCCATCCACCTACGAAGGGTAAAACTCCCGTATCCCTATTTAAGAAACTTGGTGTTGATAAAGCGCGCATGGTAGAGATGAAGGGATACTTTAAAAGCGATCGCACAAAGATCGACGACACTGAAACTACTCGCGTATTTTTGCCTAATGAATTTATTTCAATGACCGAAAACGATAAATCTTTGGAGTATCGTCACGCTGCTGTTTACTTAAAAAATAGAGGCATCAACGAATCCGATGTAAGAAAATACAACATTGGATATTGTAAAACTGGTCGATATAGAAACCGCGTTATTATTCCTTCTTACGATAGAAACGGTCAAGTAAATTATTTCATCGCTAGATCTTTCGAAAAGGATCCATATCAAAAATACGACGCTCCATCTATTCAGAAGACAGAGATTGTGGGTATGGAGTACTTTATAAATTGGTCAGTTCCAGTAATACTATGCGAAGGAATATTCGATGCAATAGCAATAAAAAGAAATGCAGTTCCTCTATTTGGAAAAAGTATTCCAAAGGCACTGATGTTGAAACTTGTAGAATGTCAAGTAAAAACAGTATATTTGGCTTTAGACAAGGATGCTCTTAAGGAAGCATTGACTTACTCAGAACAGCTAATAAATTTGGGTAAGGAAGTCTATTTAATAGAATTAGATGGCAAAGATCCATCTGATTTAGGTTTCGAAAATATGACAAAATTATTACAACAAGCAAAGCCGTTAACATTCGGTGAGATCATTCTCAAAAAAATGATGGGTTAAACCATGATAAGAAAAATATTCCAAGTAAGTGATATTCACATTAGAAATTTCAAAAGACACGAAGAGTACAGAACAGTTTTCGAGAGACTTTACGACTACATTAAAACCAATTTTACAGAAGACGATCTAATCTGTTTGACAGGCGATATCGTTCATGCTAAAACAGACGTAACTCCAGAATTAGTAGAAGAGGTACAAACCTTTCTAAAAACATTGGCAGACATTGGAAGAGTCTTATTGATTCCTGGCAATCACGATGCGAACTTAAACAACGGCCATAGAATGGATGCGTTGACTCCTATCGTTAATGCTTTGAACCATCCTAATCTAACCTATCTTAAGAAGACTTGCACATTAGACATTTACAACAATAACGTTACTTTTTATCACTGGTCGGTTTTTGACAGTCACACCGATTATCCTAAGTGTATTAACGAAGGAGAAGACTTTAAGATCTGTTTGTATCACGGTCCTGTTAGCGGCACAGTTACTGAAAGTGGCTTTGGTCTTTTCGATAATGATGTGAAAGTAGACGATTTTGAAGGCTTTGACTTAGTTTTACTAGGCGATATACACAAAACTCAATTCCTAAACGAAGCCAAGACTATTGGATATCCAGGCTCTTTGGTACAACAGAATCACGCAGAGTCTTTAGTACACGGCATATACGTTTGGGACGTTGCAACTAAGTCTGCAGAGTTCGTAGAGATAGAAAACGATACTGCTTTCTATACAATTGAAGTAGACGCTGGTATCTATCAACCTTTACCAAAATTACCCAAGAATCTTTACCTAAGGGTCAAATATAGAAACACAGATCAGTCAGAAATCAAGAGAATAGTAGCCGAAATCAAGCAAGAATACAATGTATTGGAAACTTCCTTGATGAAAATAAGAAACTTCGCTAACTCTTCCAACGAAAATAAGAAGCTTAACGTACACAATGTAAGAGACGTTGACTATCAAAACTCAATAATGATAGAATTCTTAAAAGAAAAGTTCGATTTAGACGAACAATCGATAAAAGATATCTGTGAGATAAACAAAATAGTGAACAACTCTTTACCAAAATCGGAAGTTCCAAGAAACTCAATTTGGATTCCCAAGACTTTCGAATTCTCTAACATGTTTAGTTACGGAAAAGGCAATTTTATCGACTTTTCTAACATGACCGGAACCTACGGTATATTTGCGCCAAACGCTAGCGGTAAATCTACTTTATTGGATTCGATTGCCTACTGTATATTTGACAGATGCTCTCGCACAACTAAGTCGGCGCAAGTAATGAACAGTAATTCTGACTCATTTAAGTGCAAATTGGTCTTTGAATTGAATGGAGTGGAGCACACCATAGAAAGAAAGGGATCAAAACAAAAATTGGGTAACGTAAAAGTCAACGTGGACTTCTATTATACGGATCAAGACGGTAGTAAAGTGTCTTTAAACGGTAAAGAGAGAAACGACACTAACAAAAGCATTCAAAATGTTATGGGTAATTACGAGGACTTTGTTCTTACTGCGTTATCCATGCAAAACAACAATACAGGTTTTATAGATATGAATCAAAAGGACCGTAAAGACCTCCTTTCTCAGTTCTTGGACATCAATGTGTTCGAAGATTTGTACAATCTTGCTAACAATGAGATGAAGGAGGTCTCCGTTCTTTTGAAAGAGTATCAAAAAGAAGACTACTATCAGTTATTGAAGAAGGCAGAGTTCGATGTAGACACATTTGAGATTGCATTGGAAGAAGCGAAAAAGGAAAAGTTAGCCATAGAAGCCAAAAGAACTTCAACTAATCGACTTATTCTGAATAGAACCACTGAATTAATTCCAATTGACAACGATATTGTAGACATAGAAGAGTTAGAAGGTCAAAAGTCTACTATACAAGTCGGTATTAATAAGTTGATCTCTTCTATTAAGCTTAATACAGATCTTATAGATTCAGTGGATAAAGAAATAGTAGAACTTAACACACAAACTGTACACGATAAGGTAATCAAAGACCTAAATTTAGACGACTACACTGAAAAGCTAACAAGTCATAAATTGGATACGGAAGCTTTACACGAAAAGCGTATTGAATTGAGCCAAGCCCATACTAATCTACGTAATAGTAGAAAGAAAATGGAAAAATTGGCAGAATTAAAGTACGATCCTAACTGTAAGTTCTGTATGGACAACGTTTTTGTTAAGGACGCAATAGAAACCAAGAACTCAATACAAGAAGAAGAGAAAGCGGTCGCAAAATTGGAAGACGCAGTTAACACTTTAGAAAGAAGAATCAAAGACGGCTCTTCTGCAATAGAAATTAAAGACGCAAAAGATCAGTACGATAAAGATTTGCAAACTTTAGAAGCACAAAAGAATAGACTCAATGCGAACGAAAATAATTTTAGAAAGCGACTTAATGATGCTGAGATTTTATTAACAAATATAAACACAAAAATAGATTCTCACAACCAACAAGAGCAAGCGATTCAAAAAAATAAGAAGACAAACGCTGAAATAGAGGAGCTAAATAAGACCTTAACAGCAATAGACAAAGAGTTGGACATCATTAACGATACTATATCAGATATTACCGCCAATAAGAAACTTGCAGAGAACAATAAAACAAAATACGAGAAAGGAATAGCCAAATTAAAAGCGCTTGAGACCAAATTTAAAGACTATCAGTACTATTTACAAGCGGTACACAGAGACGGTCTTCCTCACAAACTAATTGCCAACATTATTCCTCAGGTAGAAGAAGAGATCAACAACATTTTGGCACAATTGGTAGATTTCCAAGTAGTTTTACACGCTGACGATAAAAATATAAATGCATACATCGCTTATGACGAAAATAATTTTTGGCCTCTTGAACTTACTTCAGGCATGGAGAAGTTTGTGGCAAGTTTGGCTATCAGAACCTCTCTTATCAATGTATCCACTCTTCCTAGACCTAATTTCATGGCAATAGACGAAGGCTTTGGAGCGCTGGACAAGACTAATTTGAGCTCAATGGTCATGCTATTTGACTACCTTAAGACGCAATTTAAGTTTATTATGATCATATCCCATATTGACTCTATGCGAGACGTAGTAGATCATCATATAGAAATAAACAAGGTCGACGGCAGATCAAAAATAGAACAAGCGGCGTAGATATTTATTATCATGATCAAAACAGTCATCGCTATATACCCAGGAAGGTTCCAACCATTCGGTAGGCACCACGCTGAATCATTTAAATGGCTAGAATCTAAATTTGGCAAAGGAAAAACTTTTATTGCTACCACAGATGTAGTTAATTTGCCTAAAAGCCCTCTTAATTTTAAAGAAAAGAAGCAAATCATAGACAAATATGGATTGGGTAATAGTCTAGTTCAAGTAAAAAATCCTTATCAAGCTCAAGAGATTACTCAAAAGTTCGACCCTGAAACTACAGCTGCGGTTTTTATGGTTGGAAAGAAAGATATGCAAGAAGATCCTCGATTTAAGATGGGAAAGAAAAAAGACGGAAGTGATTCTTATTTTCAGGAGTACAAACCAGGCATGAAGATGGAAGGCTACATGAAACATGGCTATTTGATCGTTGCTCCACATACTTCTTTTAAAATTACTGGATTTGGTGAGATGAGCGGAACTACTATTAGACAAGCTTTATCTTCTAAATCTACACCAGAACAATACAAAAAATTATTTACCGATATATTCGGATGGTATGATCCTAAAATAGCTGACATGTTGAAAAAAAAGTTCTTGCAATCTAATAATCTAAAAGAATCTGTTAGCTTTGAGAAATCTCTTATATTAGAATACTTAGTTTATAATCTGTTAACTGAAGGTGGAGCAGCCGGACACATGGCCCACCCTTTCGATATTCCATCGGTAAAAACAGGTAAAGATTTGTTAAGCGTATTCCAAAAAACTGGAGATTTTCTAACAAAAAATCCAGTTCCGGTAAAGATAGATGGCGTAAATGCTTCTATTAGATTAACTAAAATAAACGGTAAGTCTCAATTTGTAATGGATAGAGGATCTAATAAACCATTAGACGTTAAAGGCGTGACCGCTAAAGATCTTACTGATAGATTCGGTGAAGGACATGGCATGATTAGAATCGGTGGTAAAGTATTAGAGATATTCAACAAGGCTTTACCTTCTATTAAAGGAGAATTACAAAAGTTAGGAATGTTAAATGATCCTAATAAGATGTTTAATATAGAATATGTAGAAGGCAAATCGAATGTTCAAGAATACGAGAACAACTTCTTAGCTATACACAATATATTAGAACTTGAAAGAGTAAGTCCCACCAAAAGAGTCACTAAAGAAACCTCTTACGATAGAAATACATTGGCCGAACTTATCAAAAAGATAAACCCTATCGCTAAAAAATACGATTTTGAAGTAATGGGAGAAATTCCAGCTAAATTAAAAACGAAACCTAACTTTTCTTCAGCGCTTTCCAAAAATTACACTGTAGTTTTAACCAAAGGAAAGAAAGAAACTAAATCTTTAAACGATTGGTTGAACAAAGCTAAAAATACCAAAGGTTTAAAGCTAAAGTTAAAAGATGGAAAAACTGTTGATGCACTAAGCAAACAAGTATTTATATGGATTATGGATGGAAAACCAGTTGATCAATTGGTATCAGATATGAAAGATGCTCAAATAGCCATAGATTCATTCGTAATATATAATGCTACAATGTATTTAGGCGACGTGATACTAGACTCTTTGACTTCTCCTTTGGGTGACGTTAAAGATCAAGAAGGCATTGTGGTTAGAGATAAGGCAGTGTACGATAAGCCATATAAAATAACTGGATCTTTTATATTAAGAGGTCTTCAAACAGCTTTTGGAAAATAAGATGACACCTAAAGAAAAAATAGCGTTATTAAAAGATTTCGTAGAATATTGCGAAAATGCTTTAGATATAAAGAACTTACCAAAGATAAAGTTTGTTTTTGATAGAAGATGGGCTACCAACTTGCACAGTTTTGGTAGATATAGAAATGGAGAAAGAGACGTGACTGTGTACATGAGAAACAGAAACATGGCAGACGTACTTAGAACTTTAGCACACGAACTAGTACACCACAAACAAAACGAATTGGGCAAATTAAAGCTTGACAGTGGTAAAGCTGGATCAGATATAGAAAACGAGGCAAACGCAAAAGCTGGAATCTTAATGAGAGACTTCGGTAAAGAGCGAGAGGAGATATACGAATCAGAAAGCCTAAAACTAGGAAACATACTAAAAGAAATAAAAAGAAAATAAGATGGAAAAATCGGTTTTGAAGAAAGAGTTTGGCAAGAAGGATGTTCAAAGAATGAGGAACATTATCTCTGGCAACACAGGAGCTGCTACGCAGACTCTTGCGGGGTGGGAAAAGAAACATATAGATCATACAGAAGGCGACGTTTGGGAAGAAGAGGGACGCACTTGGACTATAAAGAATGGCATTAAACAGAATCTTACTAAATTAGATGGCATAAAAAAGTTAGTGGTGATGCCAATCTCCTGTCCTAACTGTGGTAAACACATGAAGATCACCGAAACCAACAAAAAGATGTACTCAATTCACAAAATGTGTTTAGAGTGCGTAGTTAATATGGAAGCCAAGATCAAATTGGAAGGTAAATGGGACCAATACGAAAAAGGCATTGTTAAAGCGAATGCATTGGCTAGTTTGCTTGACTTTGAAAAGGCCGTAGAATCTTGGTATAAAGAAAAAGACACATTTGTATCAGAATCTGGAGAAATAGAAAATTGGGGAGGCGGGGACAAGACAAAGATGTACGAAGAGATCAAGACTAGATTACAAGAGATGAAAAACACCGATATTTATTAATAAAATTTTCTATAATGCCAGCGGTATCTAAAAAACAACAAAAATTCATGGGAATCGTTCATGGATTACAAAAAGGAACGGTTAAACCATCAGATGTGTCAAAAAAAGCACAAAACGTAGCAAAAGACATGAAACCAAAAGCGGCAACAGACTTCGCATCAACAAAACACAAAGGACTTCCTACCAAAGTTAAGAAAGAAAACGTAGACGGAGCAATAGACACTCTATATATGGTTAAAAAGCCTTTCGATGGCTGTAATGCAAGCTCTTTAGTGGCTCCATTAGACCCTTTACAAGGCGCTCAAGATCAAGTAGATCACGTTCATGCAATATTTCCAGACCAAGATCAAGCAATGGCTATCGCTGAAACGCTTTACGAAGAGTATTGCACTAAGATGGAAGCTTTGGAAGAGAAGAAAGGCGCCGTAACAGGCAAGATTTCTTCTGCTATAGACGCTTTAGAGAAGAAAAGAAAAGAACACGTTGATCTTGCTAAAGCAGATCCTAAGAATGCGTCACAGCACAAAGATAAGATCGCTATGATAGCTACAAAGATCGATGATTTGATGACTAAGCTTGAGAAAGTTGAAAGATCAAAGAAAATGAAAGAAAAAGAAACAAAAAAAGATAAAAAATAATGGAAGAAGTAGCAAAATTTGTATCGACTTTGCTAAACAGTCGCCAACAATCTCAAGTATACCATTGGCAAGCAGCAGGTGAAGGCTCTAATGCAGCTCACTTAACACTTGCAGCTTATTACGATAGCATAATTGATTTAGTAGATGCTTTAGTTGAGTCAATTCAAGGAAGAAACGGCATTATAAGAGGATACGATTTAGCTTTTACAGTTAAAGAAGACAATTCTCCTTTAAGATACTTTCAAGCTTTGGTTAAATACGTAGAAGTTGTAAGACAAAGATTACCTCAAGACTCTTATATACAAAATCAAGTAGACGAAATAGTAGCTTTAATAGAAACGACTAAGTATAAATTAGAAAACTTAAGATAGTGATAAAATTAGCCGATATTATTAACGAACAACTTCAAGAAAAATCTTGTTGGAAAGGCTATATCGCTAGAGGCACTAAGAAAAAAGGCGATAGAATGGTTCCAAACTGCGTACCTTTAGAAGAAGTTGAAGGAGATCAAGAAAAAGAGATGATTCAAGGTATCGCAGAGATACTTAGAGGCGTTAAAGACGTGGATAATAGAAAAAAGTTAGCAATTAAACAGCTTTCTCAACTTAAATCAGAAGGTATCAACATAGACGAAGAAAAGTTTTTTACTATGTGTGATATAGATGTAGATGAATACGATGTAGAAGACGCTCAAGACATTAAGGAGTTCGTATCCTATATGAAAGAGAACTATAGCAGATTAAACGAAGCTAAGTTAGAAGAGGCAGAATATCAAGGCAGAAAAGTTACTTTGGGTAAACCATTTTTAACTCCTGATGGACCTAAAAAGAGATCGGTGTACGTTAAGAATGCAAAAGGAAATGTTGTTAAAGTAAACTTTGGACAAAAAGGTGTTGCAATTAAAAAACATTTGCCTAAACATAGAAAATCTTATAGAGCTAGACATGGCTGTAAAAACCCTGGACCAAGATGGAAAGCAAACTATTGGTCTTGTAAAGCATGGTAATATGATAAAATTAAAAGACATACTATTAGAAATGGGTTCAATGACAATCAAACCTATTTTAGATTTATATGATCAGAGTCCAGATAGAGTTTCTAAAGCTTTATTTCCTGGTCAAAAGACAAGGTCCAAAGACGAAGTAGAAAACGAATTGAGAGGCTTGGATTATAATGAATTCAACGAATTTAGAGACGAATTAGGAGTTGAAATAGAAGAGGCAGAAAGAACTAAAGCTGGAAGAAAGGTAAACAAGGCATATCTTACAAAGAATAAGTCTGCAATGAAAGGAGAGATCGATAGAGTTGCAAAATTAAGCAACGATGATCCTTCAGCTTACGTAAAATGGGCCGCAGATTACTCAGACAAAGACAAAAAGAAACCATACAAAACAAAAAAATCTGCAGCCACTTCAGCTTACGAAAAAAGATTTGGAAAGAACGAAAGCATCAACGAAGGAGACGCAGACAAAGCATTAGCAAATAAAGCAAAAGCAACTGGCATATCAAAAACAGTTTTAAGAGGAGTATATGATAAAGGCTTAGCGGCTTGGAAAACTGGGCACAGACCTGGAGTTGGACAGCATCAGTGGGCAATGGCAAGAGTTAATTCTTTTGTAACTGGAAAAGGTGGAGCTAGAAAAGCAGACAAAGGTTTATGGAAAAAAGCAAGCAAATCTAAAAAGAAATAATAAATGAAACTTAAAGACCTTCTTAAAGAAACAGTAGCAGAAATTTCTTACAAAAAATCAGGATTAAAGAAGCCAAACCTAGCTGACTTAGACAAAGATAAAAAAATCTCTTCTTATGAAAAGAAAAGAGGCAGTGCTATTGAAAAAAGCATGAAAAATGAATTCAAAAGTCAAGCTCCTAAGAAAGAAGGCATTAGATTTGGTAACGAAGAAAGACCAATGGAAACCATGC